CATTTTGTAATTTATAGGTGACAAGATATTGAGTTACCCCTTTTACTGGCTGCCAATCAATAATTAATTTACTTCTGGCAATGTTATTAATAACAACTGTTCTTTCTGAAACTGATAAGTTACTTGGAGAATCAGCAGGTGCATTTAACAAAGATACTGTCCTTGTTGCTAAAGGATCTCCATTCTCAATAAAAGCATACTTATTTTCTACATAAGATAAAGCTGTAATTACATAGTTAATATCATCTTGTTCTTCTACTTGAATTACTCTAAATAGTTGAGTTTGTAAAGTTGTACTTGATATTAGATAAGGAGCGTTTGTAGGAGGTGCTGAAGAAAAAGCGGAACTTACTGTTAAAACTGCTCCTGTAATATCGGATATAGTTCTTGATTCAACTGATCCATCGGACAGAATTACACTGATGGTTGGTGCATCATTTAATGCTGGTAAAGTTGTTTGAGCTTCTGCATCAATAGTGATAGCAGTAGTTGTTGCAGATACGACACGACCACCTCTTCTAGCTCCTGCTCTTACT